CTTTTGATGAAGTTTCTAAACTTAAATTTACCTTACTAGACACCGCTATGGATCAGGTAGCTTATGTTTTTGAGGTAGATGAAGAAGGAAACAGCATTTTAAAAGATATTTCTAAAGATGAAATAAGGGAAATTTATAATGCAATTCAAACCGATATGATCCCTCTATTTGAAGAATTTCAATATGAAGAGGGATTAAATAAGATCAGGGTATGGGAAAAACTTCTAGAAGAAAACTTGGCTTAGTGAATTATTTATCGTACCTTTGGGATACGGTTGGTTTGAAAAAATAAAAAGGATGGAAAACAAAACGGTTAAGGAAAAAAAGGGGGTAGGGAAAATAACGTTGTACACGTTACCCTATTGTATGCATTGTAAGGTTTTAAAATCAACCTTAGATAAAATAGGTATTCCCTACAAAGAAGTTGACGTTGAAGAAAAGGAAAAAATGGGTGATTGGTTAGAAGATAACCTTAAAACCGAATCTTATCCTATTATTTATTTTGAAAGAGTACCCGGAGAATACGTTTATATATTATCAAAAACAAATTTGGAATCCCTAAGCAATGTTCGTATATTCACGACAATAGAACAAGCACTAGAAATTCTATTAAAATACTATTATGAGATATAAAGGATTATTTGAGCAAAAACTTCAACAATTGACAAATCAATTAACCGGTATTCATTCTGCTTCAAGCAGGGGAAATATGGTAGAAACTAGACAATTGATTGAAAACGCTAAAGAGCGTATTGAAGAAATGCAAACACTATTAAATAACGAACACCAGGAGTAATGCAACTATCCGCTGAGGTTATAAAGGGAAATTATGATATGCTCGTTAGGGGTATCGAAAAATACGTTCAAGGCGAACGTAAGCAGCAATTCATTGACTTTTATAATAAGTTTGATGAGAGGATAGCATTACTCCCAGCATCACACAAGACCGCATATCATAACTGCTTTCCAGGCGGTTATGCGGATCATGTGCTTCGTGTTATTAAGGCAGCGTTTAAAGTTCACAAAGTTTGGGTTGAAATGGGTATGGTGGAAACATATACCGATGAGGAACTATTTGTAGCTGCCTTAAATCACGATTTGGGTAAAATTGGTTCAGCCGAAGAAACTTCAGTTTTTCCATCTACCGATGAATGGAGGAAAAAGAACTTAGGTGAAATGTATACTTTTAATACAAGTATTGGATACATGACAGTTCCAGACCGTTCTTTATTTTTACTTCAAGAAGCAGGTATTCAATTATCTACAAACGAATGGATTGCGATCAAAACACATGATGGTTTATATGATAAAGCAAACGAAGCTTATCTTAAAGGTTTTATGAACGAAACTAAACCTAGAACATCTTTACCATTTGTACTACACCAGGCCGATTTAATGGCTGCTCGTGTTGAATGGGAACGTGATTGGTTACATACCTTCGGTAAAAAAGAAGAAAAACAAAAAACAACTAAACAAGACAGAATCAATACAAATCTAGGCAAAGCCGGCGCAAACAATGCGGGGTTGATGGATTTGGTTAAAGGATTATAATATGTCAACTACAACACTAATTATATTGATTAACGTGGGGATAATGCTATTAGCAGTTATCTCCTACGTTATCATTAATTTACTTCGCAAAAACGAGAAGTTTGAAGAGATGATTGAAATGCAAAATCAATACATCGAAACTATCTCAAATCTTATGAGGGAGTCGGATAAAAAAGTTAAGGAAATTGATTCTAAACAAATATTCCAATCCGACGACGAAATAGGATGGTTCTTTACAGGTATCAAAGAGATACAAGAACTAATCAACGAATACAATATCAAGAAATAGCATGTCGGAAGAATTAAACGAAACTATTGGTGGAAAAATTCTAGCTGTCCCTCAAACTGATGAGGGACCTCAATATACTAAAAAGGGTACTTTACGTAAACGTCGCCCAAAGACGAAAAAAATGTACTTTACTTCGGATACTGAAGAAGCTATCTTAGAATATCTAGCAGCTGAAGGGGATGAGAGACTTCGTAATCAAATTTATAACGAACGTATCAAATATGCCTTCCATAAATTAACCGAAAACATAATTCATACCTTTAAGTTTTACTACACTGAAGTAGAAACAATAGGTGAATTACAACATGAAGTTACTTCTTTTTTATTAGAGAAATTACACCTATATCAGCAAGATAAAGGTAAAGCATATTCTTACTTCGGTACAATTGCTAAACGTTACCTTATATTATATAATAACACTAACTATAAGAAGTTAAAACAAAAGGCAGATGTAATGGCCGTTGATGAAGATCAAACTATTACAATTGACCTTACAAATAATACTCCTCAGCCTTTAGAAGTAGAAGGAACAGCGTTTTTAGATTATTTTGTTCGTTATATGGATAAACATCTATTTACCTTATTTCCTAAATCCGAAGATGCTAAGACAGCAGATGCTGTAGTTGAATTATTTCGTAAAAGAGAAAATTTAGAATTATTTAACAAAAAAGGAATATACATATACATTAGGGAAATTACAGACCAATCTACCCCACAAATAACAAAGGTTATAAAGAAAATGAAAAAAACTTATGTTAAGTTAATGTCCCAATATTCGGATTCGGGATACGTTAGCATGAGGTTGTAAGTTTTCCCTATAACTATATTTATATCCATATAACAAAATTATGGATTTTTCACAAGTAAACCTATTTGGTAAGAAAACTTTCGCAGACTTACTAAAGGAAATACATTCCAACCAAAAAGATAAAGAGGTCCAATTACGTTCGCTAATTGAAGGCCTCAAACCCCTCATCACTTCACCAGGAGAAGCTACCATTATGGTTCCTTTAATTAAGGAATATATGGAGTTAGCAATTAAAAACGATGATGCTTTAATTAAAATGGCAGGTATCGTTCAACGTGCTATGAATACTAAAATGGCTGAAGGGGATGATATATTATCTGATGAAGATAAAGAATTATTATTTTCTTCTTTAAAAGATTTAGATACAAAAGTTGAACAAGTAGAAGTTAAAGAACCAAAATTAGAGGATGCCAGTTAATAGTTCAGCACCAACATTAGGTAATTCTGCTATAGGTTCAAAAGCTGATTTTAGGAGAGCTGCCCGTAGTGGGGGTTTTATTCCTGTTAGAGTAGTAGATGTTTCTTTATCTACTTCTACTAATTCCACTTCTACATTTCAAGTTAGTAACCAATACGCAGGTATAGGGGCTATTAGGTTTGAACCCTTAAATAAAGGTTCAATTCCAAAATCCTTACCACAAGGAAATATAGCTATACCTTTAGATAATAATATTAAAAAAATTCCTCTATTAAATGAAATAGTTTTCATTATAGCAGGTCCCTCATATAATACTTTACTAGAAGAAAATCCGGATTCAATTCAATTTTATTATATGAATGCCCTAAATGTTTGGAATAGAAGTCATTTAAATATGCTTCCATCTCCATCATCAGGTATATCTGCTAATACAAATACAGTTGAAAATTCTAAAGTTGATTCTGGGATAGAAAATAATGAAGATAATCAAGTACAAGAACCTATACCTGGTAAAACATTTACCGAAAAATCAGATATTAAAAATCTATTTCCAAATGAAGGGGACGTTATTATAGAAGGTAGATTTGGTAATTCAATTCGATTTGGTTCTACATCAAAACAACCTTCTGGAAGTGAAAATGTACAATCACCTTGGAGTACAACAGGTACAAATGGTAGCCCTATTACTATAATTAGGAATGGGCAAAACAAAGCAGATACCGGATTTAACGATTGGTTTCCAATATATGAAGATATTCAAAACGATGATTCATCTATATACATGACATCAGGACAAACTATACCTGTAAGATTAGGTTCAACTAATTTTTCATCATTTGGTGTAGATGCTATACCTGCTGCTAATACCACTAAGTTATTACAAAGTCAACCTGTAGAAAATGAATTATTATCAAATAAACAATTAGACGCTACAGGAAGTGCCTTTGATATAGTAAATGTAGAACCAACAACACCACCAACTGATGGCGTATAAACCAGAATTCCCATATAGAGGTAAGCAAATTATCATAGATTCCGATAGAGTTTTGTTAAATTCTAAAAATGATGCTACATTTATTGTAGGAAATAAAGCTGTAGGTATATCATCTAGTGGTACTATTAATTTAGATAGTTCGGGGGATTGTATAATAAATTCACCTAGTATTAAATTAGGTTTAACTGCTAAACATCCACTAGTTAAAGGAGATGTTTTACAATCTATTTTACAAGAATTTATAAAAATATTAGACGAACTAGTAGCAGATAACCTAAGCAAATCAGTAGAATCAAATGGGGCTAAAATGGTATCTGTTCAATTGGCCGGAGATGCACTTTCTAAGGCATGTGCTAATTTAAGTAATAGATTAGCTGAAATAACTTCACTAAATAATTATACTGAATAATGGGGAAGTTAAAG